TGCTAATAACAACTCCAGTAACTGCATCTCATAATATAAGTTCAAGTGGAGTACTAACAGGAGAAGGTTTATATATTTCTGATGATGCAGAAATTGTAGACGCTTTAACAGTAGGAGGAATAACAACTCTTAACGGTAACATAACAGCTTCAGGTATAATAAGTGCATCTAATGGAACTAATTGTACTCACTCACTTGGTGGAGAACTACACATTGCAGATCAAGTTTCGATTATGGATGGTGGTGGCCAAGGTAGAATAGGTATTGGAACTTTAACTCCAGACGCTACACATAGACTACACATTCACGTACATAATTCAGCAGCTCAATCTCTTTTGAAGTTTCAAACAAATGGAGGTACGGCTACTCATGGTATACAATCTGGCGCTGATGGTGGAAATCACTATATTCATAGTACTAAGACCAATGGAGCTTTAGAATTAGGAGCAGAAGGTACAACAATGATGCATATTTCCGCATCAGGCAAAATAATCACATCAGCTACTTCAATAGTATCTGCTAGTAATGCAACAGGAGAACATGTTATAGGAGGTATACTTAACCTTCCATCAACTGAAGATTTAGCAGATGGTGGAAACGTTTTAAGAAATGTAGCTTCTTCTCACTTTACAACGGGTGGTGCAGAAACAGCTGCTCTAGCTGCAGGTACAGAAGGACTGGTTAAAGTTCTTGCAATGAAAGGTGATGGTGGAGATATGGTAGTAACAGTTACAAATGCAGGATGGAAATCATCTGGTACTGGAACAGTTACATTTGATACAATAGGTGATTCTGTTACTTTAATGTACATATCTGGCAAATGGTTTGTTATCGGTAATAACGGTGCAACATTTGCATAATAAAAAATAAAGGTTATATATGGCAAGAAGAATTAAAAAGATAAATGGGTATAGAAGCGGCTTTGAAAATAAGGTCGCTTCCGCTCTTTTAGAGCAAAAAATTAAATTTCAATATGAGGTCACACAGGTCAAATATATAAAGCCTCAAACAAATCACAAGTATACAGTAGATTTTACTCTTCCAAATGGCATATTAATAGAAACCAAGGGTAGATGGACAACTGAAGATCGCAAAAAACATCTTCTAATAAAAGACCAACACCCTGAGTTAGATATTAGATTTGTTTTTCAAAACCCAAATGGAAAAATAAGAAAAGGTTCTAAAACTTCCTATGGAGATTATTGTGACAAGTATGGAATATTATGGGCAGATAAAGAAATACCTAAAGCCTGGTTATTGGAAAAATAGTTTCCTGAGATTTTACCGATTCAATAATTTTTATTATATTATACCTATAAATGGGTAATCTAAGACTAATACAAATACTAGAACAAGTGCTAGGTCGTTCTAAAACGAATGAACAAACTGGAGAGGTTGGTTTTCACTGTCCTTTTTGTAAGCATCATAAAATGAAGTTTAACTTACATTTAGAAAGCGAAAAATGGCATTGTTGGGTATGTAGTGTAAAGGGTAGAACAATTTCATCCCTATTTAAAAAACTGCGTGTATCTACAGACATTCTTAATAGGTTAACAAAGCTAACTGGTAAAATAATAAAAACTGATTTATCAAAAAAATATGATGATTTATCTTTACCAGCAGATTATGTTCCCTTGTATCTTGCAAATTCTAAAAGCCCAGAATATAAAAATGCAATGCATTATCTTGCAAGTAGAGGTATTGGGCCCAATGAAATATTAAGATACGATATAGGCTATTGTGAACGCGGAAGATATAATGGAATGATAATTATACCTAGCTATGATTCTACAGGTAATCTTAATTTTTTTACAGGTAGAAGTTACTATAAGGATGCAACGTATAAACATAATAATCCTAGGGTTAGTAAAGATATTATTGGTTTTGATTTATTAATAAATTGGGATGAACCAATAACTATAGTTGAAGGAGCATTTGATGCTATAGCTGCAAAAAATAATGCAATACCTTTATTTGGAAAGTTAATGTTAGATTCATTAAAGTCAAAGGTATTAAAAAATAAAGTAAATAGAATAAATATAGCATTGGATTCTGATGCATTAGAACATTCGCTAAAAATAGCAGAATATTTTATGAAATTAGATAAGATTGTACATATTGTAGAGTTAGGTGAGAAAGATCCTAGTGAAATGGGATCTGAGAATTTTAAAGCGTTATTGGATAATTCCACACCTCTAACGTTTAAGAAAGTTATGGAGTATAAGTTTATATGCAAATAGATATTGGATTTGAAAAAGTAGAAACAATTTTACATGTGGCAGACATTCACATTAGAAATTTTAAAAGACATAAAGAATACAGGCAAGTATTTAGAAAACTATATAAAGAAGCAAAATCTTTGCCAAAACAAAGTTTAATTTATGTCGCAGGAGATATTGTACATACAAAAACGGATATTAGTCCTGAGCTAGTAGAACTAACATCAGAATTTTTTAGAAAGCTAGCCGATATTAGACCGACTATCGTAATAACTGGTAACCATGATGCAAATCTAAATAACTCTAGTAGACTAGATGCATTATCTCCAATTATTGACAATCTTGCTCACCCAAACCTACATTACTTGAAAAATAGTGGAATATACAGAGTTTGTAATATAGATTTTATAGTCATGTCAGTGTTTGATGACCCTAAGGACTTCCCAGATGCATCAAGTGCAAAGAATATTAAAATAGGTTTACATCATGGACCGGTACACAATTCAGTTACAGATATAGGCTACATTGTAAATAACGAGAGTCTAAAGCAGTCTGTGTTTACAGGTTGTGATTTGGTATTATTAGGAGACATTCATAAAAGACAATACCTAGATAAGGGTAAAACAATTGCATATGCAGGCTCACTGATTCAACAAAACTTTGGTGAAACTTTTGAGAACCATGGATATATGACTTGGGATATGAATACACTTAAAGGAAAGTTTCATGATATAATTAACGATTATGGATATTACACTGTAAACATGGTTGATGGTGTATTACCAAACATTGATAATATACCTAAATATCCTAGGTTACGTATAAAAACAACAAATACAACACAAGCAGAGGTAAAACAAGCCATTGTTGAAATTAGAAAAAAGTCAAAGGTACAAGATGTCATCATAATAAAAACAGATAGATTAGCAAACATATCTAATAATTCTAAAAGTGCAATAGAAATAACCAAGGACATTAGAGATTCAAATTACCAAAATGAACTAATATCGGATTATTTAGAACGAAACTATGACCTAGACTCAGAGTTGCTAAATAGAGTACGAAAAATAAATAGATCTTTAAATTCACTATTACCAGATGTGGAAATAAGTCGAAACGTAAATTGGAAACCTAAAATTTTTACATTTTCAAACATGTTTAGTTATGGTGAAAATAATAAAATAAATTTTCAAAACATGAATGGCACTGTTGGAATATTTGCACCAAACCATGCAGGAAAATCTGCGATATTAGATGCATTAGCATATTGTTTATTTGATAAATGTTCAAGAACAAAGTCTGCATCTGAGGTTATGAACACAACTAAGATGAATTTTAGCTGTAACTTTAATTTTGAAATAGATGGAATAGATTATTTTATTGAAAGAAGAGCTAAGAAATCACATACTGGACATGTTAGAGTTGATGTAGATTTTTGGATGATTGATGAAGCTGGAGAAAAAGTTTCTTTGAACGGTGAACAACGAGTTTATACAAATAGAAACATTCGCGGATATTTAGGATATTATGAAGATTTTGTATTAACTGCATTATCATTACAAAATAATAATACTGGATTTATTGACAAAAGCCAGGTTGAAAAAAAGGATTTACTTGCACAATTCTTAGATATTACTGTGTTTGAAGAATTATATAGGGTAGCAAATGAGGAAATTAAAGAGGTTGAGGTTTTACTAAAACAATTTAAAGACCTTGACTTCAGTACACAATTAATTGATTCAGAAGAAAAACTTGCAGAGTATAAATTAGAGTATGCCGATATTGAAAAAACAAAGGAATCTCTTGATAAATCTAGACAAAAGTTAAATGCAAAAATATTAGAACAAAATTCAAATTTAATAAAACTAGATGTTATTGACGACATAAAAAACCTAAAACAAACAAAGCAGCAAATTGGTGCAAATATTAAGGATGTTGAGTCTAGGCTAGAAAAATATGACAAATATTATAGTGAAAATACTCCTAGACTTAGAGAGTTGACTATATTGGAAAAAAAATATGATTTAGATGACATAAATGATAGGGTTAAAAAACTTAGAATGTCAAGAGCTGAACTAGCAAGTATAAAGTCTGAGCTAAATACTTTAAAAATAAAGGTTAACCATAAGCTAGATAAATTAAAAGCCATAGGACAGTTTGACCCTAATTGTGATTTTTGTAAAAGTACACCTTTTGTTCAAAGTGCATTTAAAATTGAAAATGACTTACAACAAGATAAAATATCTGTAAATAAATTGCTAGAAAGACAGTCAAAGGTTGATTCATTAATTACAATCTTAGAACCTGTAGAATTAGAAAACTCTACGTTAGCAACTTTAAATTCTGAACATGTAAAATTATCTAAATATCAGGCTGAAATCAAACTAAAGCGAGTACAGCGAAGATCTGAACTGCGAGATAAAAATAGAGATTTAGTTGCAATTGACAAACAAATAGCCAAATATTATAAAAATGAAGAAAATATTAGAAATAATATAAAAACTCAGAAAAAAATAGATGTACTAAATGCCAAATTAGAAGAAGTTTCAGATGAACAGGCCAATAATTCAAAAAATCTTCAACAAGCATACAGCAATATTTCAGTTGCAAATAAAACTATCGAGGCAATTAATAGTTCAGTAGAACAAGCACATGACTTAGAGGAAAAATATAAAGCCTATGAATATTATTTAAACGCAATACAACGAAATGGTGTACCCTATGAGTTAGTTTCAAATATTTTACCATATATTCAAGAAGAAGTAAACACAATATTGTCACAAATAGTTGACTTTACATTAGAATTTGATGTTGATGGCAAAAATATTAATACTCAAATATCATATGGAGATAATAAAAAGTGGCCATTAGAATTAACGTCAGGAATGGAAAAGTTTATAAGTTCATTAGCCATAAGGGTTGGATTAATAAATGTTTCAAATTTACCAAGACCTAATTTTTTAGCTATTGATGAAGGTTTTGGTAATTTAGATACAAATAACCTAAATTCTATATTCATGTTATTTGATTATTTAAAAACTGAGTTTGAATACATAATGGTGATTAGCCACATTGACATTATGAGAGATATTACTGATAACTTATTGGAAATTAACAAGTCTGCAGGATTAAGTAAGGTAGTATATAACTAATTTTTGCTCTTCGACTATATTTATATATGGTATAAAAGTGAAATATAGTTGGAGACTAAAATTTAGTGGCAACAATACAAAGAACATTTAAGGATCCTACGTTACAAAATCCCTTAAAATACCTGGGTTATGATTCTATACCGGTTGAAATAGAAGATTCAGGAATTTCAGAGGATTATTTTAATGTAGAAGGCATAGGACAACAGTTACATGCTGGTAAAAACCTGTTTTTTATCAAGCCTGACCCTGAAACATTAGTAAATAATGCAGAAATCGGAGTTGAGGTACTAGACGCTGACGGTGACCTAGTACCAGTTCGTTTATTAGATAATAGGCGAAATGACGGTTCAATAGGATTAGTAATAGAAGTAGATGAAACTAGACCTAAAGGATATGGCCAAGTAAGTATTGTATCTGTTGCAAAAGGTAAGGTTGTAAATGCACGTCTTTTACCTGTCAGAAATCCAGGTGTATTTAATATTCGATGGGCAAAGCGAGTATACATAAATAGAGATGCAGCCAATACTTCTGAAATTACATACATTACACCCCCTAAAATTGAAGTAGCTGAATTAAAACTTCCATATTACCAACATTACTTTAATACTAAACTTACTTCATCTTTATCTTCTGCGCTAACATCAGCAAATCCTGTAGTTGAAAACGAAATAACGTGTTCAATATACCAACTTTCATCTTCATATAATACAAATGCAAAAATATCGTATGAAAAAAGAGGAGAACAAATATACTTAGAACTATCAAGTTCAGACTTTGGTGGATTTGTTAGTGATATGGAAAACGGAACTATATTTTTTGATGGAAGCAATATAGTTGGAATAACTCCTGCAGCTTCTCCATTAAATAATAATGTAGAAGATGGAGACGGATTTGACGATATAAGTTCAGAAGGTTCATATTTTACTAGTATACAGCAGGTATTATCTCCATCTAGGGTATTAGTTTCAAG